CATACTCATGGATTCGTATGGAAGTTTGCTTCTTAAAAGAATATTTGGAAATCCATCGCAAATGATTTGTGTTTGCAATGAAAATGGTGTGGATGCTTTTTATGATTTTGATTTAGTATAAAATAATTTGAAAGATAAATGAGGATAACTTTATGAATCTACTGAAAGATTTTAAAACAGGTTCAATTTATGAAGAAATATATAAGAAACTTTGGCAAGAAAAACGTATATTATATTTAAATGCAGAGATAGACGACAATACAATTGATATGATTGCTACACCAATTCTTTTACAGAATGAATTAGAAAAAGATATTCCAGAAAGCGAACTTAAACCGATTACTATATGGTTAGGGTCATATGGTGGATCAGCGGATGCATGTGCTTTTCTTGTAGAAGTAATTGAAAAATCTCGTATCCCTATTCATGCTAGAATTTTATATGTTGCAGCATCAGCAGGTTTATATTTAGCAATAGCATGTAAACATAGGGTTGCAAATAATAATTCAATATTCCTTTTGCATAAAGGGTCTATATCTTTAGGGCAAACCAATATGGGAGAGGCCGAGGATTTAATTTCTTTCTATAAAGATGAGGTTGGTAAATTGTTTGATGATTTAATTATCAGAAGAACTAAAATCACTGCTGAAGAATTAAAGAAAATTAAGCGAAATGAAACTTATTGTTTGGCACAAGAAGCTTTAGATAAATATGGTTTTATTGATGAGATAGTGTAGACAAAGAAAATAGTAAAATATAAATTGATTGGAGAATAAACATATATGAAAACATCTGTTGTACATTACTTTTCAGACAATACATTTACACATTTAGCCTCCGAATATTTTATTGATGGCGAAATGGTTTCTCTTTCTGATTATGCTGATTTCATGAAAGATTTATACGATGAAACAACTTGTGAAACTGATGAATCTGATAGCCAATGTGTTTGCAGTTTAGATGGTAATTGTGAGAAATGTGATTGTTCTGAGTGTGATGGTTGTGACAATATAGAGTGTTGTAATGGAAATATAGAATGTGATTGTGAGGATGAAGAATTGGAAAATGTATGTGAGTGTCCTATTTGCACAGGTAAAGAAGAGGCAATGGAGTTAGAATGCTATTGTGAAGAGTGTATGGAAAATTATATGAAGGAATCTATTGAAGAATGTTTAGAAGTTATTTTTGAGGATTCTTGTCCAGAATGTAAGATTGACAGTGTTCTAAAATTAGCATATAAATGTTTAGAGTTGGGGAAACAGAGTGTTAGGCAAGATGTAATGGAATATTTAGAGAAGTAGAAATATAGTTGGATTTTAATGGATGTTTATAGGTTTAATATTATTAAAATAATATAATAAATTTTTGTGGATAAGTCAAGGACTCAGGCAATGAATGTCTGAGTTTTTTGTTGTCTTGCAAAAATATTGTTTGACTTGGGGTAGATATGATTCGGGTAGCTCCTGAGTTTCTGTGCGTCTATCCCTATATATTTTTTTAGCACAGAAAGAAGGAATTAGAGATGTTAATTAGTAAAACAGTTATGGTCAGGCGGAATGGATTTACGTCAAAATGGTATTTAGAAAAAGGTTATCCTAAAATCAAACAAGGGGATTTTTTCGAGTGCAAAGTAGAAGATCTACCTTCTGGTTCTACTGCTAAAGTATTGGTTGAATGTGATTATAAAGCAGATAGATGTAAAGGAGTACACGAAAAACCATATAGACAATATACAGAAGATCTTGAAAGAGGATTGGGAAACTGTTGTACAAATAAAAAATGTGGAGCATTAAAAACTAAAGAAGTTTTATTAAACGAATATGGGGTAGATAATATCCAAAAAGTTAATGAATATAAACTTAAATCAAGAGAAAAACATTTAAGACCGTTTTCTTTGATAGTTGATTGTGCAAATAAGAAAGATTTAATTTTATTAACTACGGAAGAAGATTATAAATCTGCAAATGTTGAAAATTATAAATCAAGGGTTAGTTTTATTTGTCCTAAACATATAGAGTTTGGAGAACAATCAACTTATGTTGAGGTATTTTTGAAAAACAAAGGTTGTTGTTTACATGGTAGAGGAGAGCTTTGTGCAGATGCCAGTAGGTTAGATGGAGAAATAGTTTATCAAGCATTCATTGACAAAGGGGTATTTCCTAAATTTAAACCAGAAGAGTATATGAAAAATGATCAATCTTTAGCCTTCATTTGCCCTGATCATATTGATAAAGGAATACAATTAAGGAGTTATGTTACATTATTAAATTCTCCTAATAAGTGCAATTATTGTTTTAGAGATTCACAATCTCAATCAATTCGAACTGAAGAAAAAGTTGTATTTGATTATTTTAAAGAAAGAGATTTGATGATACCTGAAGGAGAAATATATAAAAATAAAGATACATTAATAAAATACAGATGCAACAAACATCCTGATTATATCCAACATACTTCATATGCAGGATTAAAAAATACTAAACAACCTTGCGATTTTTGTAGAGCGGAAGATAGTTTAACTAGATTAAATAGAAGATTAAGAAGTAGTATAACTGATTGGAAAAAGAGAAGCGAATTAAATTGTAATAAACAATGTGTATTTACCAGTAGCAAAGCTTATGATGTTCACCACTTAAAACCATTTAATGAAATAATAACCGAAGCATTAGATTTTTTGAAATATCAAGTAAAACAAAAATATAGTGGTGAAGAATTTATTAAAATTAAACGTAAAATTGTTGAACTACATAATAAATATCCATTGGGCATATGCGTGTCTAATAATATTCATATACTTTTTCATCAACTATACTCTAAAAACGCCAGTATTAGAGATTGGTATGAATTTGAAAAAAGATATAAATTAGGAGAATTTAAAGATATTTTAAAAAATGTTGGTTAAATATTCAAGGGAGAATTTAATATGGCAAAAAACCAAAAGAAAACAAATGTTAAAATAAAACGCAACGAAATAACATGCAGTAAATGTGGATTAATCAAAACAGCTAATATTAGCAATTATTTTAAAACAGCTAATCCATTATATCAAGAATTTTTCCCAACATGTAAAGATTGTATTTACGAATTATATAATTCTTATATTAAATCTGGGTCGAATTCTAGAGATGCAATAATTAAGATTTGTGAACTATTAGATAGACCATACATTGATGATGTATTTTACAATACTTATGAAAAAGAAAAAGATAATCCTAATATTTTAGGAATTTATCTTAAAGATGTATCTATGCCTCAATACAAGAAACAGGGTTTATTAAGATATGGAGATAGTATTTTTGCAAGAAATTCAATGAACTCAGCTCAAGAAATATTTGAAGATAAAACTAGAACATACGATGAAGAATGGAATGGTAGGTATACAAAATCAGATATTGACTATCTAAATAAATATTATCAAGGCTTGAATAATGACTTTAAAATAATTACAACAAATCATAAGGATTATGCTAAAAAGATTGCTCAAGCGAGTTTGGCTGTAAATAAGGCGTATCAAGATATGTTGGATGGTGTTTCAGGGGCAGATAAAAGGTATAAGGATTTACAATCTACATTTGATACTTTGTCAAAGTCTGCACAATTCAGCGAAAGTCAAAGAGGAGCTAATGATGTATCACTAGGATGTTTTGGGGTTTTATTTGATAAGGTAGAAAATAAAAAATGGATACCAATACATACACCCGTAGAAAAGGATGATTATGACAAATTAATAGATTACTTTGCATCAATAAATAAATCAATTAAATAAGAAATGTGGTTTTGATAATGACATCATATAAAAATTTTAGTAAAAGGAGTAGAAAAGAAAAAGAAGGTTCTTTTGATAATTTCGATAGTCCTTTTAGTCATGATCCTAAGAACGAAGAATCAATAGATATAGATGCTTGGGTGGAGTTTATATCATATTATAGATACCATGTAGATGAGTTCGCCACTGATGTCTTGGAGCTAAGACTCTACCCTTTCCAAAAATTAATATTAAGGTCTATGGCTAGATATCAAACATCAATGTTCATTGCTTGTCGTGGTTTAGGAAAATCATATTTAACAGCAGTTTTCTTTATTTGTATGGCAATTCTTTATCCGAACATTAAATTGGGTATCGCCAGTGGACAAGGACAACAGGCGAGAAATGTAATAATACAAAAAATTAAAGGCGAATTAATCAAAAATGAAAATATTGCAAGAGAAGTAACTTTCCCGATAAAAACTGGTTCAGATGATTGTGTTGTTGTTTTTAAGAATGGATCTGAGATCCGTGCTATATCTTTAGCTCAAAACAGAGGTGGTGAAGGGGCAAGAAGTTGGAGATTTAACGCAATTTTGGTTGATGAGGCACGTCTAGTTAAAGATAGTATTACAGAAGAAATTTTAATCCCAATGACTAAAACTAAACGACAAGCTGCTATACGTCATAACAAACCAGAAAAAGGTAAGGTTATATTTATATCTTCTGCTTATTTAAAAACAAGTGATTTATATAAAAGATTTAGATACCACTACGATGAAATGATTGCAGGTTCAAAGGATTACTATGTATGCACTCTCCCTTACCAAGTTGGAGTTCAAGCAGGAATGTTTGAAGAGGAAGATATTTTAAAAGAACTTAGTAAACCAACAATGACACAAGATAAATTTGACTATGAATATAATGCTATATTTGTTGGTTCAAGTGGAGAAAGTTATTATCCTTATGAAATTACAGAACCTTGTAGAGTTTTGGAAAAATGTGAGTTGGAACAACCTAAAAAGTCTAATTCAGAATATATTATAGTTCATGATGTAGCATTAAGTTCAAGGAATAATTCCGATAACGCTTGCACCCATGTAATTAAGTTGAAAGCAAAAGTAAATGGTACATACACTAAGGAAGTAGTATACACAAAAACACATAATGGGACAACATTGCCAGATCAAATGCAATATTTACGAGAATTATTACATATAAAATTTCCAAATACAATTAAATTGGTAATTGATGTGAGGGGGAACGGCGAACCTCTTCCATCGTTGTTTTACGAAACGTGGGAATATGTAGATGAAAAATCAAAACAAGTAATTGAGTTCCCCCCATTGGTTTTAGATAATGATGAAAAAGCTAAAAATATTAAAGGGGCTATACCTTTAATTAGAGGGATTGCAGCGACAAACATTTTAAACAATACAATGTATACATATATGAAAGCTTGTTTTGAAAACAATTCAATAAGATTGATGTTGCCATCTGAAGAAGTTGATGTATTATACAAAACTAATGAAATTAATGTTGACCAATATGAAAAATTTATACAAACTGATTTATTAATTCAGGAATTGAGTAACATTAAACAAGATACAAATGATAATAATAATATAACTTATGACAGGATTGTTAAAACACATAAACGTGATAGGGCAACCAGTTTAGCTTATGGATTATTAATAGTAAACGAAATGGAAGAAGCAAATAGGAAAAAAGTAAAAAATGTTGTTGAAATTGATGTTAAGAAAATGTTTAATTTCCGCAAACCCCAAATCCGTAAACGCTAGGAGGTGAAAAACTATTGAGTGAACAAAATCAAGAAATAAATAACACTCAAAATAATACAAATATAACAACAGAAACAATTGCAACTAATATTCCATTATCAAAAGATGATTTGCAGTTTCAGAAATTAATGCAAGCAAATTTTGCACAACTAGCAAAATTAGTACGTCATGATTTTAATGAAAATAAACAAGTAGAATATGCTTTTTACAAGAATTTTAATCGTGATAAGGTGCAACAATGGCTTTCTAAACCACAATCTTTTGAAAAACAATTACGTGAAGTAGTTAGATTTCTTTTTGTTTCTAGTTCGCATTTTAGAAGAGCAGTATTATATTTTGCAACATTACCTATGTTCAAATATACTATTGAAATGTATGGTTGTTCAGACTTTGATGAGTTAGAACCTAAAAATGTTAAAAAGAAATATTTAGATGTGGTTAACTATGTAGATGTAATGAATGTGGAACACGAATATGCTAAAATATCATTGATTTGTTGGCTTGAAGATACATTCTTTGGATATGAGTATAGGTTAAAAGATAGTTTTTTCATTCAACCCCTTGACCCTAATTTCTGTAAAATATCTTCAATAGAAGATGGTGTATATAATTTTCAATTTGACTTAAGTTATTATAATGCACGTTTGGAAGAATTAGATAGAGTAGCACCAGAATTTAAAGAAAAGTATACTCTATATCTTTCAGACAGAAAAAAATACAGATGGCAAGAATTAAGTTCAGAAAGAAGTATTTGTCAAAAAATAAATGAGAATTGTGAATATAGTGTTCCTCCATTCTCAGGTATCTTAGAAAGTCTCTATGATATTGAAGATTTTAAGCAACTCAAAAAATCGAAAACAGAATTAGAGAATTATTTAATACTTGGTTTTTCAATTCCTTACATGAAAAATGCTACTAGTGAAAACCAGTTTGCTTTAAGTCTAGATAAAAGTTTGGAATTCTATAATTTAGCCGTAGATCAACTTCCTGAAATGGTGGGGGCCTTGCTTAGTCCCTTCGATAAAATTGAAGCGATTCGTGTTGATAAAAGTGAAAAAAGTATTAATACGGTAGAAGAAGCAGAGGATGCATTTTACAATGATACAGGAATTAGCAAATTATTATTTAACTCAGGAAATGCGTCTGGAGCAAGTTTAACAAAATCAGTAGAAATTGATGAAATGCTTGTATATAAATTTTTAAAACAAAGCGAACGGTTAATAAACAGGAAGTTAAAGTTATTTTGTAAAAAGATATTCTTTAAATTGCATTTTCTTGAAATGACTTATATGAGTAAAGATGATTATATAAAAAATGTTAAAGAAGGTTCTATGGCAGGAGTTCCATGTAAAATGAGATATGCTTCAGCTTTAGGTTTATCCCCTTCCGCAACAATACATAATGAATATCTTGAAAAAGTTTTAGGAATTCCTGAACGATGGTTGCCACTTAACTCTAGTTTCACACAGTCGGGGAATAATGGAGGTAGACCAAACACAAATGAAGATGAATTAAG